ACGTAGGTCATCAATCAGGCGCTCCCCACGACGGGTATCCGGCAACAGGTCATCTTCGGCTCGAGCGTGTCTCAGGCCAACGCTGTGTCGCTGTCCGCTGGCGTGCTCACGACGGCGGGACCTGCGAACAACCCGCGCTTCTGCCACGTCTACCAAGAGAACAGCGAATGGGAGCCGATGGAGCTTGCCGGCTACGTTGCAGGCGTCCGGTTCGCTACCGAAGCGGGCTCGAATCCTTGGGCCAACTACGACTCATGGGGCTTGCATACCGGCGAGGCGTGCGCGATTCCGAAGCAGTACGCCAACGGCGATTACCCGACCCGCACCGAGCAAGCGACGCTCATCGCTGGCGGCGTAACCCCGATCGCGGTCAACACGCTTGGCAAGACCTACATCGTGCAGATGGTCACGTGCTCGACCGACGTGCGCGTGCGCGACGTGGCGAAGGTGACTGTGGCTGACGCGTTCGCCGACGACCTCGCGGTGCGCTACAACACCTCGGGGTACACGGCGCTTCAAGACGATCCGGTCAACGAAGGCGACGTGCCGAAGAACGTGTGCACGCCGTCGCGGCTGAAGAATCAGACGATCAAGCCTCTATACATTCAGTACGTGGCAAACGGCTGGCTTCACTCGGCAATGACACTGGACGGTGCGACCGCTGACATCCTTGCCTGCACGACAGGTATCGACCCGGTGGTCAACACCCGCATCAACGCTCGCATCCCGCTGCACGTCATGCCGCTCTGCCATCAGTTCGCGGCGCTCGTGACCGAAAACTCTGCCGGCTAACGGCCGACCCATTGAAGGAGATTGACCATGGCTGAGCAGGTATATGCGCAGTTCTTTGTGTTCGTGGATCAGAAACTACTCGAGGAGGAAGTCGACGTTGATTGGGACGTTGACTTCGATACGAAGATCGTCACGACGCAAGCCAAGGCGTTTGCCGGGGCAAGCAAGGGCAGCGGCAAGTTCACCGTCAACGTGAACAATGCTTGCCCGCGAACGGGACCGGAACTGAACTACTTCACAATGGGTGAGAACATTCAGTTCGTGGACTGCATCATCACCGTTGGGACGGTGCAATTGATCAGCAAGGGCGTGATTATGAACATCAAGGGCAAGGGCGGCGCGTCCAATCCCACCGATGTATCGTTTACGTTCGTCGGCGGTCTGCCGAAGATCAAGTGATCCGTCACTGACCGCACCGGGCGCGGCTCTACGTCGCGCCCATCCTCGCTGCCCGCGCTCTAGTGGGCACGTCAATTCAACGATACGCCGCCATATCGGCGGCTGGCCTGGGAGGGCCTACACCAATGAACGTTCTAGAAAAGCTCGCCAAGAGTGCACCCGGCGCTGGACCTCCATCCGACGTGGAGCCAACGGAACTGTTGCGTAAACTCATGGCCGTCGAGCGCCCTAGCGAGGTGCTGCCGTTTCCGCGTAATGACGCCGATGGCAAACCTGTCTTCAGCTACCGCATGCGCATTCTGACGCAGTGGGAGCTAGACCAAGCGCGCATGTCGGCCGAGCGCTACACGGCAGACAGGCTCAAGACCGTGCACAAGCTCAACGATGCGCAGGTCGCTCAAGTGCGGCGTGAGGCGTGGAGCGAGATCTACGAAGACGCCAAGGCGTGCGAACTGTTGTGCATCGCCATGTGCGAGATCGATCCGGTTGACGGCGGCAAGTTTCGGCCGTTGTTTACGGGCGCGAACAAGATTCGCGAGCTTCTGACCAACGATGAGATTGCGTCGTTGTTTGATGCGTACACGACCGTGCAGATGAAGTTCGGTCCGTTGTGGGACGAACTCAGCGACGCCGAGATCGAGGAATGGATCAAGGTATTGGAGGATGGTGCATCCGCCTCCCCTTTATCTGCGCTCTCTCGAGGGGCGCTCGTTCAGTTGACCGTTTCATTGGCTGCTCACCTTTCGAGGTTGAAGGACGGCACGCGCTCGGATGGTCAGCAATCAACCGAGCTACAGACAGAATGTTCCCCGTCGACAAGTGATGCTGACGTGAAGGCAGAGGAGTAAACAAGTGCCTGCACCTATCAAGATCATATCGGAGGTGAACTTCTCGAACGTTGAGCGAGCGTTCGAAAGCGTCCGAGTCAAGGTGCAGAAGATCAATGAGCAGATGCTCAAGGACTCGCAGCGTACAGCCGACCGCAAGGTGCGCGTAACGAGGTCCGGCGCAGACAACGAACTGAAAGAGGTTGAGCGCTGGTTGAAGGGCGCGGAGAAGCGCGAACAACAGCACACCAAGCAAGCCGAGCGCGAGCAACAGCGTCAGACGAAGGCCGTTGAGCGCGAAGCCGCACGCCGGATGAAGATCAACGAGGCGTCTGCCAAGTACGCGGGGAGGGTTGCGGAGAAAGAGGCCAAGGAAGCCGAACGTGCCGAGCAACGCAAGACCCGCGCCGCTGAACGTGAGGCTGCCCGACGCATGCGCCTCAACGAGCAGTCGGCAAAGATGGCTGGACGACATGCAGCCCAAGAGGCGGCTCAGGATGCCCGTACGCGGGCATCTCGAGCTGGAACAGTTACCAGCGCTATCGGTCGCGCCGGCCGCTCCACCATCGGAACCGTGACCGGAGTTGCCGGAACGCTCGGCGCCGCGGGCGGCGGAATGATGATCGCCAACGCCCTGCAAGAGAACCTGTCTCTGAGGCAGCAAGCGGCTCTGCTCGTCAACGCGACCCGAGACAAGGGTGGAGCCGCCACGCAGACCGTGACGGGCCTTACGGGCGAAGCTCAGGCCATGGCGGGCAAGTACGGCATCAGCGCTGGCGACATCATGGAATCGATGTCGATCGTTTCCGCGCGTGCCGGCGGAGCGCAGGGGTTGACCGCGTACCGTCAGGACATGGAGGATATCATCCAGACGGCTAAGGTCTTCGGCGTCACCATGAAGGACATGGGCGGCGTCGTGGCTGCCGCGCTCAAGGCCGACGTGAAGCCCGGCAAGGAGATGCGCGACCTGATCCAAGACATGGCCGCAATGGGCAAAGAGGGTTCGATCGAGATTAGCGACCTCGCACAAGAGTTGGCGAAGTTGGGCGGCGCTGGGAAGATGACCAACCTCTCAGCCGGCTCGATGCTTCGTCGCAACGTCGGCATGGCTCAGATCGCCGCAGAGGCCGCTGTGTCGCCAGAGGAAAGCCGGACCGCGATCGTGGACCTGATGCGCGACATCAACACGAACGCCAAGCACCTCAAGGCTGGCGGCATCAACGTATACGACGAAAACAACATGATGAACGACCCGGCGCAGATTCTTGCCGAGACGATGGATGTTGCGATGAAGAAGGGTTTCTCCCTTCGCGGTCGCGGCAACGTCAAAGGGTCGGAAGCGCTTGGTGGATTGTTCACCGGCTCGTCTCACAAGATCGTCGAATCGTTGATGGCCGACTACAACCGCGGAGGCAAGGAAGGCGTCCTTGCCAAACTCAACGCGGCGGCGGGCGCGAAGCTGGCCGAGGGCGAGCGCGATCGTGGCCTCGCGCTCATGATGGGCGATCCGGCGTCGCAGCTTGCGGCGAACATGGAGCAGTTCAAGGCCCGGATTGGCGAGCTTCTTCCGGAGTTCATCAAACTGCTTCCAACCATCACGGAGGCAACGCGTGCGTTTGCTGGGCTGGCATCGTTCGTGGCTAAGAACCCGCTAGCTGGAATCGGTGGTCTGTTCGCGGCGAGCCTGACCAAGGAGCTTGCGGCGGCTGGAATATCCAAGGTATTAGACAAGGGACTCGAGGCTCTACTCAATGCGCGGGCTGGGATGGGTGGCGGTGGCGTTGGCGGAAACCTCGGAACCGGCGGGAAGTTCATGGCCGGTCTTGCAATTACGGCAACGGCTGTCTCCATCATTGCGGCCGGCGTAAGCATCATTGACCAATCCGCTGCCAAGGGTGCAACGGTCGGCAAGGAGCTATACGCGGCCCAGCAAGAGGCAGAGAATACCATTCGTCAGGTACGCGGCTACGACGAAGGCGAGAAGATGTTTCAGGGCCCTACGATGGGCGACCTCATGGGCGAGAACTCGCCAGAGGCCATCGCCGAGCGTCAGGGCAAGGATGCAAAGCGCAAGGCGCTACTGGAACAGGCAACGTCTGCGCGCGAACGCCTGCAGAAGGCAACGACCGCATACAACGATGAGACTAAGGCTGATACGTGGGATTACCTGAACCCAACGAAGTCTATGATACTCACGAAGCAGAAGGCCGAGGAGGAATCGGCGGGCGTCACACCTGAGAAGGCGCGCGAGTTCGCGGCGGGCATGGACATGTTCATCGAAGCACTGAAGAAGGGCGCATCCGCTGGCGATCTAGCCAATCCAGGGCACAAGGCTCGCGACGGCAAACCGGCTGGTATGTGACATGGCAGACGCACTCGACATCCTCGGCAACCTTCTGCCGCTCAAGTTCCGCGGAATCGAGGTTCCGTGTCAGACCAACTCGATCAAGGTCACGCAGAACCTTGTGGAGCACAATCAGTACGGCGTGAGCGGCGGAGAGCAAGAGAACACGTGCCGCAAGAGCGCGCATCTGTCCTTCACCATCCCGTTTCGCGCCGGTCTGCTCGGCTATCGTAACCTGTACCCGAACACCTATCGCGATTTCTGGAACGCTTGCTGTGACCGCAGCACGGGGCCGCTGCAGCATCCCGAGTTCGGGCTGATGGATGTGAAGGTCGAGAACTACGACACGTCGTGGGACCCGGCGCGACGCGACGGCGTTGACATGACGGTCTCGTTCGTTGAGACGATCGAGAAAGGGTTACGCATCGAGCTTACTGCGTCGAGTCCAATCAAGTACGCGACGGGGCTTGCGCTCGATGCTGAGAAGCTCGGGCCGGGCATCAAACTGCCAAAGTATAACGACGGTAGCGGCTCATCGCTCAGCGACGCGCTCAAGAAGCTCAAGGGAATGCAGATGCTAGCGGACATCACTGCCGCTGGCATGCTGGCCGAGATTGAGAAGACGATGGAGGCCGTCAATGTGCTCATCGACTTCACGAACCAGATGAGCGATCCGAAAGCATGGCCCGTGATGCAAGCGCTCAAGGGCATCGAAACGGCGCTCGTCAGTGCTTATGATAGTGCGGGTCTGGTTGACAAGAAGGCGATCGACATCCGCACCACAACGCAAGAGCGCACCACGCCACTGCTAGCAGGAGACTACGGAATCACGATCGAGCAACTGTTCAAGTTGAACCCGCTGCTTGCGGCCAAGGACAAGGTACCGGCCGGTACAGTGGTGTTCATCCCTCAAGTGTAACGACACATGAGAGATGTATTCGGTGAGGCGACCATCACGCTTGAGGACGGGTCTATCCTGTCCAAGTGGGGCGAGTACAGCATCAACAGCGAGTTCCTGACGCCAACCGATGGCTGGTCCTTCTCTACCACGACGCTTGCGAACTGGCGCGCACTTCGTGACGTGCTCAAGAAGGACAAGAGGATCGAGGTTCGCGTTGACGGCAATCTGCAGCTCACCGGCTGGATCGATGAGGTCAAGGTCAGTTGCGGAGGAACTAGCGGGCTCACAGTCAACGTCCAAGGCCGCGATGTGCTCAAGGTGCTCTGTGATGCGAACGTGCACCCGAGCATGCCGATCAAGGGCAAGAAGATCTACGAGGTCGTAGAGGCAACGATCTTCTCGCTGTACCCGAACATGGGTCGGAAGATCATCACGGACAACGACTCCAACCGCGACATCTTGACCGGCGTCAAGGGATTCAAGACTGGCAAGAAAGCTCGCAAGACGCAGACCGAACTAGACTACTGCAAGGCGAAGCACAACGAAGGCGCGTTTGAGTTTCTCGCTCGCAACCTGCGCAGGTTCGGGCTGTGGATTTGGAGCGATGCGGCTGGCAACATCGTCGTGTCTGGACCGGACTACGACCAAGCCCCGTCGTATTCGTTGATCCATCGTGACGGCGAGCGGTCTGTCAAGATTCTCAACGCGTCCTATACGGAGAAGGCAACGCAAGCCCCGTCCCACATCCTAGTGCACGGCAAGGGCGCGCAGTTGGAGTGGGAGAAGTCGACAGCCGAGGGGTTCATTCAGGACGACTCGCGGTCGCTCTACGTGCCTCGCTACGTGTTTCACGAGCAGTGCACGACCAACGATGAGGCTCAAGCGCTCGCTGAGCAAGAGATGAGCGAAGCACGCAAGGACGCGCGTGTCTATGAGTGTACGCTCATCGGGCACACCGATCGGGACACGGGGCGCACGTACGCGATCGACACGGTTGCGCACATCGAAGACGACTACCTAGGCGTGCACGAAGACATGTACGTCAGAGAGAGAACGTTCAGCAAGAGCGCGACGGGCGGGACCACGACCACGCTCAAGTGCGTTCCGCTCGGCTCGATCACGTTCTCAGATGTGGACCACGCGGAATAATGTTTGACATTCGCAAGGTGAAGCGAACCGACCTGCTCGGCAACGCGAAGAACATCATTGCCACGTTCTTTGAGGAACCCAAGCGGAACCCAAAGGACCCGTGGGTTGACCAGACTCCGATTGACGAGAGCGAACCCGCCGACTCGTGGCAAGACTACGGCTTCATCTCGCGGTTGCCGGCGGGAGCGGAGGCGCTCGTGTACAGGTTCGGACAGAGCCTCTACACGATTGCGTCGCGCGCTCTGGCTGCCGCGACAGTGTTCGGAAAGATGAAGGAAGGCGACGTTGCGATCTACTCAATCGGCGGCAACGTGATTCGAGTCAATGCCGATGGCAGCGTGACGATCCTAGCGCCCGATGGCAAGAACAACATGGTCTTCAGCATGTCGCCGAAGCGGCATGCAATCACACTCATGACCGCTGGCGGGCGCGGAATCATCATTAGCGACGACGACGGGATCACGATCCACGGCGGCGACAAGGAAGTCACCACCTACAGCCAGAAGGCGATCCAAAACATCGCGCCCGAGATGAATGACATGGTGGGCACGCACTCGCTCCACGTCGGAGCCAAGCGTCCGCTCAATGCCGCGACAGTGGCAGCAGGCGGCGCACCGAATGTGAATATCTGACAATGCCTTCGATCGGTCCGTGCAAGTTTGCGTTGCCGTTCAGCATACGATTGCCCGGGATACCCGCATTCTCGATACCGATTCCGCGCATCCCTTCCTTTGGCTTCGAGCTGCCTGAGTTCGGACTCAAGATCAAGATTCCGATCAAGCTGCCCACGATCCCGGCGATACCGCCGCCCTTGCCGATTCCTCGCATTCCTTCGTTCTCGCTTCCGGAGCTAGGCATCAGTCTGAAGATCAAGATCCCGACGATCCCGGCGTTTCCCCCTCCGCTGCCCATCCCGAGGATCCCCGGAATCACATTGCCGCCCTGCCCCCTCGCCTGAGAAACACAGATGACCATCCACGCTCTCGGCACGACACCCGCCGGCCTTGGAACGCAGGTCGCTAACGGTCCGCTCTACGCTGCCTCGCTGTGGCAGAAGTCGAGCACGGGCGCGGTTAGCAGCGTGGCGATCGATCCGGTCGAGATGGACACCACGCACGACGCGTACGGCTCCGAAAACGGCATGAGCGACACGGGCCAACGCATCCTCATCCTGTGCAAACTCTCGCTTGGAAGCCGCGCCAACTGGCCGACGCAGGGCTTGCGTACGCCAGACAAGTGCGGCGCTGACCTTGAGCGGTATGTGACAGACGCGTTCACCCAAGCGCTCGCGCCCGTGGTCGATGACGGTTCAGCGCGCATTGACTCAATCACAGTCGAGACCGACGCGAACTTCCCAACGCGCGGGTATGCGCTCGTGACTTGGTACGACCTCAAACGCCAGAACGCCAACGTCACCACGAAGATCCCGCTGCAGTTCTGATTACGGCAACTGAGGCTCCACTATGGCAATCACTCGCGTCACGCTGCCGACGATCGCGCAGTTGGCCGACCAATACAAAGAAGACGTGCGGCGGCTCAAGATCCGCGCGGTTATCAGCAACCCCAACGTCGCGCCGGGCTCCGAGACTGCGATCAAGGCCGAGGCTGCCGCGTCGCTTGCGTTTCAGCTCTATGCGCAGATCGCAGCGACCCAAGACGCGACGATGCCCGATACCGCGATCGGTGACGACCTCGCTCGTCTCGCGCTCGTGTGGCGCGGTATGAACCCATCGCTTGGTGCCGGCGCGCAAGGCTACGTGGTGGCCGATTGCGTGGGCGTAGTGGTCTATCCGAAAGACCTCGAATGCCGAAGCGTGGACGGGCTGCGGTACAAGGTCGTGTCCTCCACTGCCGCGGTTGCCGGCACGCTGATCCCGGTCATCGGAATCGATACCGGCAAGCGAACCGACAAGGCCGCCGCAACGGTGATGACGTGGAGCAGTCCGCCCGCTGGCTCCAACACGACCGCGGTTGTCGGTCCAAGCGGTCTCACGAACGGCACCGATCCTGACGATGACGCACGGCTGCGCGCACGGTTCACCTCGAGTTTGCGACATCCCGGCGCGTCTGGCTCATGGGCGCATTACGTTGAATGGGCAGAGGCCAACGCGGCAGTTGAGAAGGCGTATTGCTATCCTGCAATCCAAGGCCCGTCTACGGTCCACGTTGCCTATACGGTCGTTGCGGACCGCGACAACCTGACGGGCGCGTACACACGCGAGGGCAGCGTTGCGCTTACGGGAGCCGTCGCGCTCGCGGTTGTGGGGAGCGATCCGGAACATGCGGACGTGACAACCACGACGGTCGCGGATGAGAACGTTGACGTTGTGCTCAAGGCAACGTTGCCGCTTCCGATCTGGGACGGTGGACCGGGCGGCGGCTGGCTCGACGGCGATACCGGCACGGGTCCGCATTGGCCCGCGTGCTGGACTGCTGCGCCGTACGCGACCGCCATCACAGCGATCACCTCGCAGACGCTCATCAACGTCAACGTGCTCGATGCGTCCAACATCCCGCTCGTGGATGCGCAGATCGCATTCTGGTCCAACACGGACAAGGAGTTCGTTCACGCGAAGGTCAAGACGGTGACGCTTGTCGCCGGCACGACCTACACGATCGAACTGTACAGCGCGATCGATACCTCCAAGCTCGCGGTGGGTGACTACGTATCGCCCGATGCAGAGAACCTTGACGACTACGGCGAGACGATTGCCGCACAGTTCGGTGGACTCGGGCCGGGGGAGAAGACATCGAGCGCGAACCTGCTCCCCCGCTCCTATCGCCATCCGTTGCCATCCGAGGAATGGCCGTCGCAGTTCACCTCAACACACGTCGGCAAGCTATCAATCGAGCATCCTGAGATCACGCATATCAGCGTGATGACTCCCTCGCTGCCCAAGGCGCCAACCGTGGCCGCTGCAGTGACGGACCCGCCCAACATCCTCGTGCTCGGAAAACTCGCAATCTACAAGGCGTAAGAGGGAATCAATGCTTCCGAACGTTTCCGATCCGGCAACGGATTACGGCTTGCCGAAAAACAACCGCGACACGCAAGGGCCGGTCGATCCCACCAAGGAACTCGATTACGCGGAGTATGAGCGGCTCGCAACCGACATGGCGGCGAACACTCACACAGCCCCGCGCGCATGGGTGTATGTGACGTTTGCGGCGGGCGTGCCTTCCGTGAGCACGTTCGATTCCGTGTGGGGAAGCGCGGTCGCAGTCAAGCCAAGCATCACAGACAATGGCGCTGGCGACACGACGTTGACTTGGACAGCCGCCGGATATGACGACCTCAACCCAACGCCTGCCCGCCGTGACACGCGCGCTCCTGCGTTTCGGTGCGCCGTAGCGACTGTGGCAGACGCTACGCCGCGAATCATCAGTGCGACGTGGACCGCCAACACGGTGCGCGTCTACACGACCACGCATGCCGGTGCTGCCGACGATTGCAACTTCGTCGTCACGGTGTACTGATGCCCTTCTCATTCCGCGATCCATTCCCGTGCGGATTCGGGCGCAACCCGACTGCCGACTACGACGCGCTCGAGACCGTCGTCAAGGCGAACCTTGGCGACGCGCTCGACACGACGGACGGGACCTCCACGGATGCGGACGTGCGCGCAACGACGCTCATGATGCTCGGGCCGTACCGCGCGAATCAGCGTCGCATCCTTCAGCAATCGGACCCGCGTACGCTCACTGATCCGTTGCTGTCACGATGGGAAGCGCTGCTAGGGATCCATTGCTCCAAGTATGAGGCGGCGTACCTGCGTCGTGCTCGTGTGGCCGCGCGCTTGCTCGCTCACTACGACGCGACCTCTGGCTCGATTAGCTCGATCGCTGAGCAAGCGTTCGCGCCGTGGACCTATCAAGTCCACTACAGCCCGCTGGCAACCGCGGTCGCGATGTGGCCCGGCAACGGCTACGCAACTTCGTGGACCTCAACGGTCGCGACAATGAGCGTCGAATACATCCGTCCCGTTGGTGCAACCGATGCGGAGTGCGCGACACGCCGGAACGCGTGCATGGCTTCGCTCGATGAAGTGCTGCCGGCATGGGCAACGTTTGCTTTTCATGAGACGCCGGATGGTTCTGACTTCCATTGGATCGTCGGAATCAGCCGCGTCGGTATCGCTGTGATTGGGGATCCATAATGGCTGCCAATACGCCAACTCGTGCGGGCGGTTTCGCCTACAACACCAACGTCACTGCGACGGAGTTCACGAAGCTCGACACCAACGGAGCTGGGGCGGTCGCAAGGGCGTCAACGTCATCGGGCAACAGGCGCATCCCGCTTTGCCCTGTTGAGATGATCGACCAAGCCGGCGGTGGTCTTGGCACGCGCATGGGGTACTGCACAGGCGGTACAATCACGACATTCAACCTGGGTGCGCCATCATGCTACCTGTGGATCCCGCTTCCTGGCTTGCCGCACAAGCACGTCCTTTCGTCCGTCACCATGTCGGTCATGCCGGCTGGGGCGCACGGTGGGCAGCCGGTAGTGTTGCCATCGATTGACGTGTACAGAATTGATGGATCCGGTTCTGCGGGATTGCTCGGGACTGGATCACATACGTGGGTTGATGTCGCTACGTATGAAACCGGCATCGATCTGGTTGCCACGCTCGCGGTCTTCCCAATCAGCAACTCGCTCTACACCTACTGGGCGCGATTCACGCTCGAGTCTGGCGTCAACAGCGTGACAGGCTTGGTATGTCAGGCGCTCTACGCGAACTGCACGATCGACAACACGTATGGCGGTCCCGACCACTCCTTCTGGGTCTGATCCATGTCAATCACCCTAGTCAAGCGCGACAAGCGTTGGGTGTTCGCGGGGGACAAGATCCGCCTTGAGGCCACGCTCAGCGTCGGCAACCGCTTTAGGATCTGGCTCTACGACAAGCCGATCGACAGCGCGCTGCAGGTCAGCGATCCGGATGACCCAACGTACCTACCGAACAACGAGTTCACGCCCGACGTGGCAGGCTCGTATACGGTCAAGGTAATCGAGGAGTCGGTAACGTTCGGCGTTCCGCACTTCTCCAACGACCTCGGGTATGAGAGCGCAACGCTCGTAACCGGCAAGGAAGTGGTTGAGGTCAAAGACTCATACTATTACTCCTTCACCGTAGCCCAGCGCGTTCGTCGAGATATCGGCGCGCAACCAGACACCGCAACGCTCGAGCTTGTCGGCGCGTGTGATGATTGGGTGCAGAACCCTGCGACCTGGCCGATTGCCTCACACGTCAACGGCGTTGTGTCGCGCTTCATTGACACGACCAACATGCCCAAGCTCACGTCACCTAGCAGCGATCGTGCGCGGGTTGCGATGGGTGTTTCAACAGTTGTTCGTGCCGTGGCCGATATCGGAGGGCAAGGAAACAACCTCGTGTGGTACGGGCAACGCGCCGCAATTGAGACCTCGCCGATCATCCCGTGGGACGACATCGCGGACTCGGAGTTGATCGCTAACCTCTGGTGGACGTTCACCCGGTACAACGACCACATCTTCGGCAACGCGATCGATCTGCATGGGCTCGCCGACGTGACGAACGTGCTCACCGAACCGGCATGCGACCTCACGGAGCCTACGCAACGCGCTTTGCTGAATGAGATTCTCTCGATGCTCGCCGCACACGCTGCAAACACTGGTGCCGCGTACCACCACGACGCTGACTCAGTTACGACGGTTGCATGCGCTGCCCTTGTTCCTCTCCCAGTTGGCTCTACGCTGGCTCAACGCATCGCGAGAGCTACCGAACTGTTCGACATCCTCGATGGGCACCTGACGCGCGTCTACCTCACTAGCGGCGTTCTCACGTCGTATGCGCACGCGACCATTGCGGACAACCACATGGCGTACGCAACGCTCTATCCTGCGTACGACGCGACCACGGTGCGGGACTGCGCGAACGCGATGCGGACGGCCTACACCGCGCACCTTGCCAAGACCAATCTTGTTGCGGCCAACTACCACGCGACGCCGGACTCTCACAACACGTTTACCGAAACGACTCCGACCAACGTCGAGAACTACATCAAGGCCGTTGGAAAGTTACTGACGCTGCTTCAGGGTCACGTCTCAAACACCAACACGACCACTGGCGCGACGGTCGGCTACCACACGGGAGCGGACTGGACCTCGCGTGTTGATCAGCTAGGCACGCCCACTGACTACACTAGCGCCGTCATTGCTCATGAGGCGATCGATTGGGCGCTCGCGCAGCATGCCGCACGCGGAACCGGTACGCACGCAATCGCGCACGCTGGGCACGTGGCAATGCGCCCGTTTGGCGTTGAGGCAATCCACCACGCGTACCGCACCGCAATGCTCGCCGCTACTCCCACGATCCCCGCAAACGAAAACTACGCCGCCGCGAAACTGATCCTCGTTGGCGGATTCACCACCTGAAGGCATACGCACTATGGCATCGGCAATCTTTCGCATCGGCAACTCGGCCGTCTCTGATGCTGGACCGTGGACGTGGCACGCCTACGACGCGGCGGTGATGACCTGCGCTGCCCACGATTGGGTCAAGGTCGATCTGCAATCAACGGCTGGCGTCAACTCGATTGCGGTCACGCTGCCGACCGGAGATGACGCACAACTCGCAGCCGGCATGCCTGCGGTGACGGTGGACCAAGCAACCAAGACGGCAACGTTCCGGCTCGACAATGCGGCGTTTCGCAGCATCAACATCAGGGTCGTTGTCAACAACGGGCTCGACGCGAACTTCGCCACAGATGCGAACCTGACCAAGCAACTGCAGGTCGGCGTGCCGTCTGCCACTGGGCTCGAGGCGCTGGTAGTTGGCGAGACGGACGAGCGGCATCGGACCTACGGCTACGTAGGCAAGATGAACGCGTGGGTTGCGGCAACGGTCGCCTACAACGCGGGCCATGTCGCGACGCTCTACGTTGAGACAACTGGCAACGACGGCACTGCGGTGCGAGGCAACATGGGCTTCCCGTACGCAACGATCGCCGCTGCGATTGCTGCCGCGCAGTCAGGCGATACCATCAAGCTCGGCATCGGGACGTGGGCCGAAACGGTAACGTTGCCAGAGCTGGCGAAGTTCTCATTCATCGGCTCCGGCCTGAACGAAACGATTATCACAAGCGCTGCGGCCGGTGCAACTGTCTCGGCGCTCCCCGCCGCAACTAAGATCCAGTCGCTCACGATCCAGGGGATGCAGATTCTCAACACGG